TATATAAAGATTGGTTTCGAAATATGTTATTTCTGTTGATAACGGTGATTGATATAAAATAAAGCCGGTTGATAGTGTTATCAACCGGCTTGAATGATTATTAGTTACGATATGTATATGTTGTCGGTGTATATATGTTCATGTTAAATGTAAACATTATGTCTTTTGCTGTTATCGATGGCATATTATATATTATTGCATATATAGTGTTTGCCATTCTGTCATATACATAATGCACGTTTAATATAGTAGTGTCATTGCCATTTGAAAAGTTTATTGCGTTAGTTATAGTCGTGTTGAATAGTGGGTTAGCTTTAGGTTTATTGTATAGGGCATTTCGATATTTATCCGGTAATTTGCATAGTGGTATTAGTATTGTTTTGTCTGTTGTTGTTATGTTAACAATTGCATTATATGTTATTGTAAAAGAATTGTCGTTTATTGTTATATATGGATAAGTGCCGTACGCTAGTGTATCAATTGTGTATTTATATTTGTTTATTGTGGTGTGTGTTAAATCAAATTTCGTTGTTATTGTTCTATTGTTTATTAAGTCTGTTGCTTCATTAACGTTTGGTAGGTTTATTGTTTCAATTTGTCGGTTTGCTTCCGGTATGGCTTTATTGTTTATAATGCTGTATAGTATGTATGCTATTTTTGCGTGACCGTTGTCAGTTGGGTGCGTTCCGTCTGTTGAATATCCGGTATTGAACGATAGCCATTTCCATCCGGGTAGTGGTGTAAATTGGTTATATAGCGCGGCTCCTATTCCCGTGTTGATTATATTGTACATTCCCATTATGCCTAGAGTGCCTTCAAATGGACCGTCTGCGCCTACATCGGTTGTTGCTTGTGTCTTTGTTGTCATTCCGCCAGCGGTTAGTGTGTTAATGAAGTAATATTTTGCGTTAGTAAATTCTTTTTTTAATTGTTGCATTATGTTATTTATTTGCGTGTTTATATTTCCGCTGTTGTTGTCGTTTATACCGCCCTCTAAAATGAGGTATTTTACTTTTTTGTGGTCAAATGAATTATCATTTATTGCTTCCGTTGTGCATGTTTGCAATGTTTTATGATCAATTGTGCTTATATGAACGAAACCCGCTCCCGGTGAAGAGTGGTTTATTTCTTGCATTCCTAATAGTTGTGCTAATACTGTTGAAAATCTTTTATTATTGCTTGTGGCTCCATATCCATTTACTATGCTATCGCCTATAAATAGTATTATATTTTTTTTGTCTGTTATATTTTTTATATCATTTGTGTTTTTTTGAATTTGATTGTATAAGTTGGTTGCATCATTTACGGTGTTTGCGTGTAGTGCGTTTAAATTAGCGTCTATGTCATCTTTGTTTGTTTTGACTAGTGCGGATACGTCGGCTATTTTTTTATTGGTGTCTTGTTTGTATGTTGCGGTTTCGGCGCGGTATGCTTCTACTTGTGCGTTGTAGTTTCCGGTGAGCGCCCAGTAATCATTATTGTTTATGTCAATGCCGATCGGCACGTATTGACGTGATGTGTATGAGTTTCCTTGATGTAGTACGATTGTGAGCGGTTCGTAGGCGCGTTTGTTGTCCCATTCTGCGGGTTCCGCGAATAGGGGCACGTATCGCGCGCCGATGTATTGGCGTACTGGGGTGTTTGTCATTGTTTCTCCTTATTTTGTGGTTGGTTGCTTGACGGGTTGAGCGTCAGGCGTTGTGTCGTATGATAGTATAAGTCTACCGTATTCAGGTGTGCCGTATTGCATTCCGGTATCGAATACTATTTGTTTCCATGATTCAGGTATATAGGCTACGAAATATCCATCTAGGGTTAAACCGAAATACACCATTTTTATGGCTTCGCTGATTATGTTGGGCATGTTTTTTTGTACCCAGTCATATATCTGCTGATAATAATATTCGTTGAAGCCTGATTCCTGAAACTTTTTGAAGATTTCAGTGAGTTGGTTTATTGCTTGCGCGGTTTCGTTTTCTTTGTCGGCTAGCGCGTCCGCGTAGTGTCGTAATTTGTCGTATTCGCAACAGAGATATTTTACTATTTCTTCTTGGCTTTTCGCATTCCAGTAGAATTTAGGTATCACCGGTGTATACGCGTACAGTGCATAGAATGGCATTAACGCTATAATGTTCGGAAACATTATCGTTCCTTTCGCTAATAATTGTTCAGATTAACAGTCCATAACGGGCTGAAACATTTTTCCAAGTGGTCTAACAGTAATACATCAATATCGATGTAATCACCTTGTTTGATTTTTTGAATTTTATCCATGAAATTGCCGTTTGTGATCGTCTCATATTGGTTGTCGGTTGCGTTGCTTGCGTAATCCTGATTTTCGGCTAGTTGCGTGGCTGGAAAATCTGAAAACACTGTGCGCATTTTATGCCATGTGTCCATATCGGAAAGCATTATGCCGGAATTGCCATCAATCGCCGCGTACAATGGTTTCAGGACGGGCATTATTTCGTCTATCAAACGTAGGAAATGCCGTTTCCATCGGCTTGCGGGGAGCACGCCTATTTCTCTGTCATAATAACGGTTTTCGATTTTACGACAACAACGTGTGTATTGTGGTTCATTGTATGCACTTTCAAGCCATGACCATTCAACAGTATTCCAATCGATACCACCCGGGACTAATAGTTCACCTAACGTGATTGTCATGGTTTGATGATATTCGTCATTGGTGCCGTTTGGAAGATAATGCGGAAAATCGGTATCAAGATTCATCGCTATTCACCTGTTCTTCAATGTTGTCTAGATAATTATAGTTTCGACTGATATTATCCTCATTCCACACAACTTGTATCGGTTTTTTCAGATATTTCGCAAATCTTGTATTGAGAACATCGCACGCGGCACGACGTTCCGCGAGTTCCGACAACGCACGCAAGTCACTCGGTTCGCTGTAATCCTGTATTTCGTCGGCGGTTTGCCGTTCCATTTTTAACGGGAGATTTTTAATTCCCAACGATTGATAGAACGCGTTCCAAGTGTTTTGAATATCGTTCTGCAATTCCATGCCAATAAATTCGACATTGGTTTTCAACACGTTAGCTTTCATGGAATCGGTGAAACCCGGTGTCGCCATGATCGCCATTTCACCGCCCGAGATTTGCTTGATAACGTTGATGCCCGCCGTTTGCTGTCCGGCTGGAACCTCTAATATGAACGGTGTTTTCTGATTGAACCGATTTTGTCGTCGCGTCATGTACAAATCTTCAATTTCATGTGCGAAAAATTCAATTGTCGGAATGAGTGGCGTGCGTGCGCGGTTGGCGTAGATGAAAACACCATTGGAGTTGTTAACCGGAAAACGCCAACCGTTAATACCATAGCTATCCCATTTTTTCGGCTTGTAATAGACGTTGAAATTTGAGGTGGGCACCGCTTGCGTGCTGAAAAACACTCCCGGTTTGCTATGCGGGAACGCGATTGTGGCGTATCCGAAATACAGTAGATTATATTCCAAAAACCATGCGTCGCAAGTTTTTGGAAGATTAAGCCACTTGAAACGAGATAATGCAATATTCAACATTTGCGAATACGCCATCGAATACGCTTGCGTATTGAGCGTTTGCGATTGTTGCCACACCGGTGCGCCGCGTTCGCCCAATTCCGCACGTGTCAACGGCCTTTTATGCGTGCGTTTGCGTCCCATACTTTCTCACCTTTATAGATTGTCGTGTGTTAAGTCGCCCCCGACTTCTTCGGGGCTGTTCCATATTGTAACACCGTTGCTGAAAATGTTCCTGATCGTCTGCAATTGCTCGGTTTGCGCGAATGGACAGATAAGCCATATGTCTGCGCTTTGCCAATACGCGAAATGCTTGCAAGGTGTCAACGACGGGCGGCTGTAAAGTTTGTTGCTTGCAATGCCATAGCGCAACATGTAATTACCCGCCGCCGCTATCGCGCCATTGTCTTCGGTTACGATTTTGACTGTCATGGTGTCAAGTCCCGTAGCCTGTTTGAAGTTGTCGCCGCCATATGACCCCACGGGTCGCGCGGGCTGATTGAGCAAGTCACGCCATGAGGCGTTAACGTTGGAGCGTGTGTTTATCATGACGCGTTTGGCATTGTCCACACTCTGATTGCGTGACGCTGACGCGTTCGCGTTCGACGTGTTCGCATTGTTGGCCGCAACGCTGTTGTTCGTGGCATTGCTTGCGTTCGTGTTGTTGGTGTTAAGCGTTGTTGATTGGATATTCTGCGTACCCGCCATTGCAATGCTGACACTATTGGCTTGGCCATTGTATTTTTTCGCGGTGAACGCCGCCGCATCATTGTACGCTTGCTTGAATGCCGCTTCCGCCGCCGTCTTGGACGCGCCGGTTGCAAAGCTCGCTCCTGCTAGGCCGATGTTTCCGGCCGCGCCGAGTCCCGCCGCCACCATTGGAGCCGCCGCGCCGCCCGTCGCCGCCGTCACCGCTATGCCGGTTGCCGCGGTGCCTATCGCGCCTATTGCGGCGGTCACGGTGCCGATCGCGCTTGCTGTGATTTCCGTATTCACGAGTTGCGTTGTCAAATCCAAGGCGGCCGTATTCATTTCGTCTATTTTGTTATTGGACGCGGTGAGTAGCTTATTTTGCTGTGTTACGTTGTTTGCGTAGATTGTATTGGAGGCTGCGTTTGAATTGGCCGTAATGGTGGAATTGAGCGCATTCGATAGATTCGTGTTAGCAATGTTGTTCGTGTTGTTTCGATTGGTGTTTGTCAATGACACATTGGCCGAGCGTGCGCCGTTTTCATATGCTATGATAGCGTTTTCGCGTGCTTGCGTGACTTCTCGATTGTATACGTCGGCGCGGTGCGCGTCGATTGCGCGGCGTTGCAGAGCGTAGGTGGGTATGTCGTGCGATATGAGCGTTTTTAGTATGTCCGTGTTCGGCACGTCGGCGGTAATGCTAGTTCCGTTGATGGCGTTAATACTAATTGACGTATCGCCGTCGCTTCCTATACCGTCAAGCCATGCGATTTGTCGTATGATCGGATAGCTAAGGGATGTGACTGTCTGTACCGAGAGGTGTCCGCAGTCGGCTATTTCCACACGGGTTTTATTGCCGATATTATCGGATATTTCCAAGTGTGCATAGGGCGCAAGATACAAGCGTGTTATTTTAGCGTATTCATCGTCGTAACCAAAATCATCGATAGTCAAATTAATATTAGATATTTTTGTCCGTGCGCCGCTGACTGTATGCCATTCGACGCCATTCACGTTAACGCTATTATCAAGTCGCATCATGTTCGCGGTGGCAACGAAAACCGCTGTAATCTGTGACATAATATGTGGATAATACGCGAAAAGCGTATTGAAATAATCGCCTGATATTTTGGACGATTCGAGCGCATACATAGTGACGTTGCTTGCAGTGAGATTATCAATAGAATTATATGATATGCCCGCGCCGGTGACGTTTGATGTATTTATGTTTCCGGCACCCCATGAGAAACCGTTAACCGTTCCGTCATTATTGGCGTATGTCGGCTCGCTGTCCGCGATATTCGCGCCACGCACGTTACTCATGGCTTGCAATTGTCCGGGTGAAAACGTCGTGGCCACGCAAATGTATCTTGCGCCGTTTTGCAGATTAAACGGCGTGCTTTTTCGAATATTCGACGCCGCGTTGCCGTAATCGACGTCGGGCAACGTAAAATCACGACAATTCGCGCGGGGGTTTTTCAACAGTTTTTGCGGTGTCGTTTCCATCAACGGCGCGTGCCCGCGTGACAACAGCAAACCGTTGATTGTGGTGCTGTTGATATAGTCCGTCCATACGTCGCGCATGAGCGTGCATGTTGTCGTGTTTGGTGCTTCCGCACGTACGGAAGTGATGAAAAAATGATAGCGTGTCTGCACGTCGGTTTTCTGATACGGCGTGTTGATAATGTCATGCGCAAAGTCCACGACAATGTAATTATATTGTTGCGCCGTCATGTAAGGCACGGGCAATTTTATGCCGTCAACGTCGGCGCGTGCGATATACATGTTCGTAGTCAGCTTGACTGTTTCGCCGTCCAGTTTGTCAAACCACGTATCTCGTGCGACGTTATCCGAGAATTTAACAACGTCATGATAATCATCGTACCAATTCACGTGACACAACTTGATTGCAGTGTTTGGAGTCCATACATTGTAATCGAAAACGTTGCGGTATTGATCATATACGCGCGTATCCGTGTCGGGGAACGTCGTTGCGTTTTGCAAATGTGGAAAGTCCATTTCACACCCTTTCTTATATGAAAAAATGAGCAGTGCTTCATATGAAACACCACTCATTTTATATCATAAACGATTCAGATTATTCGACGGTGAACGTGCATGTTGCGGAATGTTCCGTGGTCTCGCCGTTCGGATTGATGTACGTGGCGGTGCCCGTCACGGTGATAACGTCACCGGCCACAAGCCCGTCACGCTGGACATGCAAGCGCGCTTGATCGTCCACGAACGTGTTGGCGTTGAGGTCGAACGCCGCACCATGCGCGTCATCACCGCTTGCGGCATGATTCGCCGCAATCTCGTACGTCGCCGTGTTCGGCGCAACCTGTATGGCGGTACCGGTTGGCGTGACGGTGGCGGTGAGTTTCGGTGTGAGTTGCATCAAGTCGCCCGCCTTGACGGTGCCCGTGCTTGGAGTCAGAGTGAAGCCTGTCACGGCTTGTGTCACGACTTTGATGGATGTACCCGCATCAGTGGTAAACAACGCACATGGGGTGAAAGGCGACACGCCATAGATGCCCCAGTGGTTGAGATAAAGCGTATTAGAAAGCGTTTGCGGATTGTAGAACTGCGTGGTGCCGTACATCGTGTCTCGCACCTGATACCAATCAGTCGACACCAACAACGCCACCGCGCCATCAATACCGAGACTCGGCACCTGAATAATACGATATGGAACGTCGGCCTTATCCAACTGGAACACGGCGGACAACGCGTCAACATCGAGCGAAGCGAGATATTCCGGCTCGATCAGCAACACCATCTGTTGCGGGTTAGCGTACGCCGGAATGTCGGTCACATTCAACGCATTGTATTGCGTGCTCGGGAACTGCATACGTCCGGCGGTCGAACGCAATGCCTTGAGCAACGTCTTGGCCGTGGTTTCGTCCGATGGCACCTTATCGAGATGCACTTTATAGAAACCAAGATTCCGTTCATAATGACGAATCAGCGCAAGCATGATGTTCATTTCGTCGTAATTGTCGGAATTACGGGGCGTTTCCATAACTTGCGCGATGAAGCGGTTCAACCCAAAATCATCAACGAAAGCCTGACGCAATTCATCATCCGTCCATGAAATTGGATATTGGTCACGACGGTTCATCTCATAAAACCACGTTGCCGCTTCAGGACGGTGCATTTTCAAAAGGTCTTCCGCATCATCCTTATAGCCGTGCGCCTTAATCCACTTGACTGCGATTTCCTGAACTGTCGAACCCCAGTACAAGTTTTCTTTTTTGAAAATCGACAAAGGATTTTCAAACGGCGCGTTTTGCGCCATCACAGTAAGCCCGATACGATTGACCATACTCCAAACACAATCGTTCAAATACTGTCGATTCATCGGGTCGAATAAGTACCGCATGGTGTTGGCCACACCGGTTTGCGTGGCGCTCGGAATACGTTGCTGATAATCGTCGGTACCCTTGGTGCGCACCTTGTCCAAAATTGTCGCATTGTCTACAGCCATAATATTTTTCTCCTATCGAAGCGTGTAATCGAGATTTTCCAAGTCTTCCGCCGCCGCCTGTTCGATTGCGTCCGACACGTCATCGTCGTTTTCCTTGACTGTTGCGCCGTTTTCGATCATTTGCGCGACTGAATCGGTGAAGTTGTCGTATATGCCGTCGATTCGTTCGCTGATTGCGTTCGTGCGGTCGCTTATCGCATTCACCTTGTCAAGCACGTCGCGCATCATATCGCGCAAATCATCAAATTCGCCCGCGCGGTGCGCTTCATTTCCCGTAAGGTCATCGCGTTCGGCGGTGTCCCTTTCTTCAGGGGTTTCGTCATCCATTGTTTTTTCCTTTCATATATGAAAAAAAGTCGTGCCGGTGAACGAATATCGAGCCGACACGACTTAAGAATAGCATACGTGCAACATGATTCACAACGATGAACGGCGCGCTTTTCCCTCACGGCCATATCATTGGCGGAGTCAACCGTGGTTGTCAATGATAATGTTTTATCGCACTCGTTACGACACCTTGCGTATGCCGCGTTTATTTTACACCGAAATTTCTAAGCATTTCAATCACCGCGTGTTGTGTCTCCATCACATCATAACGCAGATACCCCAGCGCATAATATGACGTGAGGTTCCTAATCAAATCTTTCGCCATGTTCGCGGTAAGATAGTTCAACTTGTTGTCATCCCTTGTGATCGCGAAATACGGAACATGCGCGCCGCCATCGTATTTCGCTGATACAAAGACGTACCCACAACGCAAATCAATATAGACGCCGTATTCGTGCCGTAACCAACGGAAGACATACGTAAGCCTTGCATGGACGTGCGGTTTTTCGATAAAGTCGGTATCGTGCCGCTTAAATCTGTTTTTTGCGGTCATGTCATCGTTGTTCTTCAACATGCGCCCTGATACTGTATTTTTCGTTTTCTGCTCGGCATACTCATCATCCCGCACATAATCGAACAGACACGTTTTCCCGCCCAGCCATTGCAACCCGAACTCGGGTTCTAACGGTACGTCATAATGTTGAAAATACGGGTTAAAAGCGTCGCAAGCGTTACCGAGCAGAAATATTCTCGGTTTTCGCAGTTCCGTATCGTCGCCACGTTCGCGTGTGACGGTATCCACAAGTTTCGCCAATTGCTCGAACTCGTTTTTCAGATACGTATGATATCTGTCATCCTTATCAATAATAATTTCATCCATGCAAATATTACGCACGTTAACGTATGTGCTTTTCTTTTTCTGCTGTTGCAACGACAAAGGTATAAAATATCCGATTGTTTTCCATTCGTTTTCTTTCTTGCCGGTTTTCTTTTTACGAATCTCGGCTATTTTATTGGTTGTCCTAAATTCATAATCGGGAAAAATATCATCTTGGATAATACGACTGAAATAGTTTGCCGCGACATCGTTGTTTTCCTCACGAAAGCGCGTCACTTCAACAAAACAGTAACCGTTTTTCAAATAATCCTCTATCATATATTTTCGCACGCCGTATGTTTTACCTAAGCCGCGCGCGCCGATAATCATGTTCACATCTGCGTTTCGTGGCAATATTAACGTCTTGAGCCTGTCATAATAATATTTCGCCATCAATACTCACAATCATAGGTTTGCCGTCCCGCATAATAAGTTCACGGGGCATTGTTTCCACATTCCTATTATATTCAGTTCGCAAATACGTTATGTTTTCCTCATTAGCTTGTTTATCGGACTCGCCCAGCCACCGCATCGCCGGATATAGCCCGATCGCTTCAGGCACGTCCACGTGCGCCGTCTCGCCACGATAATCCGTCAAGGTGCCGACGTATCTTTCCCACACGTGTGGGCGATTGCGTTGCAACGTGTGGCAAATCTCATAAGCCACCAATACGTCATACCCGAGTGACATTTGCACGGTTTCCGCGAAACCGTGCCCCGCACGCATTACATCGACGATAAAATCTTCAATGGTGTACACACCATCCGGCCGGGGGAGTCCGGCGCAAGTGACATGCGCGCGCCCGTTCGTGTCCAAGCTAACACGTGCTTTATTCCACAATTCCATATGCTCGGCGTAACGCGTGATACCGCCACAGTCCTCAATCTCAAATTTTCCGATATGGTCTAGTGTTGATGCCATGTCGGGCGCGGTATTTCGGACGCGCCGCATGGTGCGATTAATCGCGTTTTCAATCGCGTTATGCAGAGGTTTGAGCGCGTCCAGCAAATCGGCGTCGCTCACGTCCGCATCACATCGAATCTTGAGACTATCCGTGTCGCCGCCCGTAACAGTCACCCTATCACCCAGCCGCGCATAGACAAGCATCATCGCAATTATGAGGTGCATACGGCTCCCGGCAACAATCCGCATACCGTAAGTATACAGTACGCGCGGTGTTCGTGGCCTTTTGGCCGCGAAATTCTCGGGTGTGCAAACGGTTGTCCTGTCCACTTCCAACTCGCCGTCTTTCGTCACGCAATAATCCGCTTTCATAACGTCTTGCGCCTGTGTGCCGTATATCCCATTAAATTGCCCCTTGACGGTAGAACCGTAATAGGATTGCAGAAATTTCATACTCAATTCGCCTGTCTTCGCATCATGCGCGATACCTTCCGGTATCGATTCAGGAATATCGCCCGCGTATGGCGTACCCTCAATATAGCCCTTGATAAGGTTTTTCACATCTGTTTTCCGCGCGAAAAGCATATTCGATTGCAAGGTGACATAATCCGGTGGGATTATGGTTTTAGTGGTGCTTTCGCCGTACAGTACTTGCATTTCGTCATAGGCGTACACCCGGCCGACATTCCACAATTCAATTTCATTAACGTGTAATACGCATTCATCTGCTCTATATAGTTTGCCGAACGCGTATGTGGGGTTAACGGCGGTGTCCACATAGCCGTGCGCGCGTATGCTGTTATCCTGTGTCTGCGCTCTCTCGTTATTGCTGTAATCGGTGCCCGCGCGTAGCGTTCGCACGAATTTCGAGCGCGGGCAAATCGCTATGCCCCAAGCGTCGAAACACGTACCCTTGCGCAGTCTTATATTCGTGAAACGCACGGCGACATGAACGCCCATGTGAAACGGGTCATCGTAATGCGCCAGCACGTCAATAAGCGACGTGCCTACAATGCTTTCACATGCTATCTGCAAGAGTTCAGCCGGTGTCGGCGCAAATTTTACCGGCAAACGTCGCCCATTAATGAAAGCGTGATGCATTGACGTGACATCTAAGGACGCGACGTTATCCACGACAACGCTAGCGGTTTTGGCACTCGTAAACGTTAATCCGCCACGAAAACATGCCTTGCGAAGCGCATACGATTCATAATCTTTTGGAAATTCCTGATTGCATGTCATCTCGAAAGCGCGTTGCAATGTGATTTTCTTGCCACCTTGCAACGTGACTCGCCGCCCGCCGATCTCACGGCGTGCCATCTGACGGACAAGTGAAGTCTTAGTGAGCACGCGACAACCGAGCATGTCTTCCGTCAGCCACGAATTAGCGTGCAACAGCCATTGCAGATATTGCGGAATCACCTGTACATCGCGCCGCGCATAGAACAGTTCTTCATCGGTCAAAGGCGTTTCCGGTGTGCGTGTGAGCGTGTAATCCCAGTCGCCCACGGCTTTCGGGAGTCCGCACGTCTCGCCCATGGCACGCAGTCCGCCCATTTCCAAGTAAAACGTGTCCCAAAAACGACACACCACATCTTCACCTACGCATAAATCGAGCGTGTACACGGACGTTGCCGTCTGCGCGTTGACATGCAACGTGTACGTTTGCGCCAATTCCAGCATTAACGTTTGCATATCGAACATCAAATTATAGGCCGCGATTATCGGAATATAACCGTGCGCGCGACCATATTCGATAAGATCAGCAATATACGCAAGTGCTTCAGGCGTGTGCCGGTAAAAACGCACATCGTCCGTATCGGGAGTGTACGCTTCCAGTGACGTGCTACGCAAATCGTTGAAAATGTATAGTATCGGATACGCACGCGTTTCGGCACCCTCACCGATATTCGTTGTTTCGGTGTCGAAAATCGCGGCCACCCGGAAGTCTTTACGGCCTTTCATCGTACAACGTCAGGTGTTACCGCGATAAGCCAAATCGGACTACCGCCCTCAACGTCCGTGTAATCCTCCAATTCCCCGATATGCATTTTCATGTTCTGCGCGTATTCCAACGCTTTTTTATTTCTTTCCATGATGTTTTCAAAAAGTTCGCTTAGCGATGTTGCCCCATACGCTTTCATAACCGCTTCCAAACGCTTGTCGGGCGGCACGTCGGGGCGTTGCCAAATATTTTGCGTGAAGCGCCAAAAAATCTTAACTTTCTCGCGACCAAGCTCACCCAAGGCCGACGGGCTACCCTTGGACGCTATGCGCATCTCCTGACGAAAGATATTGAACGCACGCCGCTGTTCGCCACGTTTGCCGCCGCCACCTTTCACGTCCGCGGCCTGTTTGGTCAGAGTGTCGGCGATCTCATTCGCACGCGCATACGCTTCAACGCGCATTTGCTTGTTACGGATACGGCCGACATACGTTTTTTGCAGTTCTTTTTCAAGCCGTTGCACGTACGTCGTTCGTGCGCGGCGTTCGCTTTCCGGCATCCCCTCATTAATGCTTTTACGGATTGTGTTTATCGCTCGGCGCACCCTCTTGCGCTTGGCCGTCAACACGTCCGCTGTTTTTCGCGCCCTTGCCATATAAACGCACCTCCTACGATAAAAACAGCCCGCGTATTACACGCGGGCTGATACTTCACATTATCTTCTACCAGTTAGATAATCTGAAGCGACTTGATGCACTTGCCGCCACCCAATGCGGCCGACTTGACCACCACCGGAATACCGCCGTTCTCGGCGTTCATGTCCGGGAACATGTCCACAATATCCAAGATACTGCGGTTAACGCCTTCGGACTGGCTGAAATAGGTGTTGCCGTCAGCCGTGAAAAGATACACGTTCGTGCAAGGCTGGCCCGTCTGCGATCGAACGGCGGGCGCGGTGTACACGCCGACCACATCCAGCCGTTTCCCTTCACCGTAGCTGTTCAGACTCTTGGCACTGTTACGCGCGTTGACGATGGCACGCTTGCCCTCAAAAGTCTTGTTATCCACGGTGCAGACGAAACGGCGGTTGTCTTCACGGGCGGTTTCGATGTTCTCGTTGTTTTCGGTGTTATTAGTCATTGTGTTTCCTTTCGTGTCACTCGTTAACGGTTTCGGTTTCGGTTTCGGTTTCGGTTTCGTTGTCGGTATCGAGAAGAACGGCGTTCTTAAAGAACTGTTCCGCGTCCATCGCATACGTGTGTTTACGAACCTTAATGTCGTCAACAAGCACGTTATACAAGTTGCGTTTCATGAGTTCTTTAATAGCTTGTTCCACGGTACGAACGTTGCTGTTGACGGTGACGGATTGCAGTACGCCATCGCGATCATAGTAGCTAATTTCGCTGACCGATAGAGTTTTCTTAATTTTCCTCATTATGTTTCCTTTTATTCTTGTTATTATTTTGTCAGCTCTCTTTTTTTGCTGACATGAATATATATATAGCATAGAAAAACGGCGTGCGCAATTGCGACATGCCGTTTTTAATAACAATTTTTCAATACCTAAGAATCTGACCCGGATAAATCAAACTTGGGTTAGCAAGACCGTTAAGCGTAGCAACACGACTCCAATCGGCACCGAAAACCGACCACAGAGACTCACCCGCCGCAACGGTGTGCGTCCGCGCCGCAAATGCTTGCACGCCGCTCGCACCGCCATAGCAAACCGTCTCACCGGGATAAATCACACCCGGATTGCCTGACCTATAACCATTCCACGCAGTCCACGGGTTCAAACCGGTACGCGCCGCGATACCGCTCAAGGTATCACCCGAAGACACGACCACGCACCGCGATGCGCCTTCAGACGGTTGCGCGGGCGTAGACGCTGACGGTGCCGCGCTCACAGCATGTCCGCCGCCCTTGCGTTCACCAATCGCATATGCGTCCCATTGCCAACGCTCGCCACGAAAATAGTTCAAATCAAGCCTCCCCGCGTAGCTGTTCACGTACCCGTTCGACGTATATTGTCGCATCGCTTCGCCATATAAACCGTAATTCCACGGACGCGATTGCCACCCGGTAGCGACGTTCGACGCATATTGTGCCACCCACACGCCGCAATGCTCACGAACATATCCGCTAAGCTGACCCAACGCGCTAGCTTGCACGTACACAATCGGCCACACATGCGTGCGATCATGCACATGACGCACCCACGTATCAATCCACGCGTCATTACCAAACTGCGGGTTATCCTGTGATTCCCAGTCCAGCGCAAGCACCGCACGCCCAACATAACCCCGAACGTTATCTATGAAAAAATCGGCTTCACGTCGCGCATCATTGCCCATAGCGTAATGATACACGCCAATACTCTTACCGCTATTCATGGCACGTTCAAGTTGATAGTTCGCGGCCTGATTCACACCATTGGTCAAACACATGTTATCGAAACCACCAACACCCCACGTCGCACCCGACACCACAAAATCAGCATCAAGCGCGCCAGTATCGATATTGCATTGCCAATTACTCACGTCTATGCCGCGCATATCCGCATAAGCAGACGGCACCACACCCAACAGCAATGCACAAACGCAAGCTAACGTACTACGCCATATTCGAGACATCATTACCCCTCTTATTATCCTTAAGCAACGCAATAAGTTCCTCTGTCAACACATTATTTTTAGTCATCAAATCATTAAAATCACGAAATGTTGTGGCAATAAACCACGCCATACCACAACACGCGACAACCGGAAAACCAACACTCCCGATAATCGTCGTTATCGAACTAATATCCATCGTTACACCTCGCCAAACAAAAAAGGTCACGACGTATCAAACGATACGCCATGACCAAAATATATCACACTAACGATAACGGTTCTCATTAAACAGTGGCCTATCCGGGAATTGAACCCAGTACGCACATTTTATAAGAATGCCGCTCTAACCAATGAGCTAATAGGCCATCAGCACACCTCCCCCGTCCACAATCCCCGCCGCATCAAATCAACAATATCATGACAATGCGTAAACACATAATTCGACACATACGAATCACATTTAAACTGCTTCGTGCTCACGCCGGCAACCTTAGTACGACGTTCACCCCGAACCCTATACCCCCTAACGAAATCACAACTATTACGCTTACACCACATGGTCAAATTCCCCTTTTTTCTCAATCACCGAGTAATAAGATAGCCTAAACAGACTGCACCCGGAACGTGAAACACGCCATCGTCAAGTACATCCCTAAGCCCGTATACGTCAATGCAATCAACAAACCGAGTTTGTATCAAGCAATCAGACGCAATATCAACGAAATACACAAGTACATCATAAATACTATTCACGTTAAAATCAATTGAATTAGACAATGCTTTAAGGTTCATGAAACTCATTTTAATCACTCCTATTTTTCAATAGTGTTTATACTATCACTCTTCAAT